TTTGCTAGAGCAATACTAAAGAAAGCGAGTGAGAAATGAAATGGTTTAATTATCTTGAATTTATTGTACAAATTTGCATTTTTTTAGGGTTTATGTATGCGCTTTACCTTTGGGCGGTTGCTATTAAATATGCAGAACAACAATATTTTGGTTACTAAAGAAAGCGAGTGAGAAATGAGTTTATGGCAAGCAGCAAACGATATAGAGGAACTATCTTACAAACTGGCCAATGTGCGAGATGTAATTGACCTTGTGGCTGCGTATGCGGACAGCCCTTATAGTGGTGCGTTATATTCAATAAAAGATATGATTGAGCATATTGAGGACAAGGTTGCAAAGCAAGCGGATGCAGTTATGGAATTGCATAGGGCAGACCTAAAGAAAGCCAAGAAAAAATGAAAACCTTAAAGTGGTCGGGTACTTTACTTTGTTTACTAGGCATATTGCTGACTGCACTAAACATCTACCCAGCTAACATACTTATAGGATTTATAGGATCTGGGCTATGGGCTGCGGCTGGGTACGCTCAAGACGATATGGCCCTGTTTACAGTAGAGATCGTAGCAGTTGCTTTTTACTTTGCAGGCATAGTATTATTTATAACTGGTGAACTTACTAAGTGGGGACTTATATGAGTTTTGATGAATTGTGGGGTATGTACCCTAGGAAAGTAGCAAAGCGTGTAGCGCAAAAGAGTTTTGAGCGCCTAACGCAATCAGAGCAAGCGCAGGCTTTAGAGGCTATGCCAAACCATATCAATTACTGGAAGTCGCAAGATACGCAACTTTCGTACATACCGCATTTAGCTACCTGGTTAAATCAGTATCGGTTTGAGGATGAGATCGTAATAGAAGCACCTAAAGCAAACAAGCGACCAGAGCTACCGTTTTATGCAACAGAGGAGCTAACCATGAAAAAGGCTAAGGAAGTTGGTATAACGCCTTATGCTGGCGAGGGGTGGCCTGCTTTGCGTATGCGTATTAGCAACAAAATAAAACAGCTAGAGGAGCAGTTGTAGTCGATTGTATACATATAGCGAGGAATGGCGTAACGAATGTGAGGCCAGGGATTTACTTACTTGGCCTTTAGCAGCAAGACGAAAACAACTGGCGCTGATATACGAAAAAAGAGGCGAAAAAGCGTACCAAATACTTACAGAGGAAATGAAAAAGCAATGGCTAAGTGCAAAAGAAACGAAATAACTTACGAACAGGCTATGGATTTGTTTTATTACAAAGACGGCTTTTTATATAAGAAAAAAACCAACAAAAAAATAGAATCTCGTGGGTGTGGAGATTATTTAAGTGTAATGATTAACTACAAAAATTATATAGTTCATAGAATTATTTACTTATTGCATTACAAAACCTTGCCTTTTTGTGTAGACCACATAGACGGAAACAAACAAAACAATAATATTGATAATTTAAGGTCTGCAACATATACGCAAAATGCTTACAACAGAACAAAAAAGCCAAATACATTAACAAATTTAAAAAATATTACCTATTGCAAGCTAAAGAAAAAGTATAAAGTGCAGTTGCAGTTAGACAACAAAAATAAACATTTTGGATATTTTAGTGATTTAGAAGATGCAAAACTAACAGCTTTGGCGGTTAGAAACAAATATTGCAAAGAATTTGCGAGGCACGAATAATGGACACTAGCCCGAACAAAGCAGTCGAGTTCATCATCAAGCAATCAGGAGTCTTTGCCGAAGCAAAAGCAAATAGAACTTATATAGAGAACTACCTGCGATCTGCTAAAAGTCGGCTTATGCTTGAATCCAGCGCATCCAGCATTGCAGCTAAAGAGATGGAAGCCTACGCTACAGACGATTACATAGAGCTGCTAAAAGGGCTTAAAGAAGCCGTAGAAACAGAGGAAAAACTAAAGTGGCAACTAATAGCAGCACAGGCTAGGATAGAGATATGGCGCAGCCAAGAGGCCACGAATCGTACTATTGATAGGGCTACACAATGAGCGATCTACCATACTACTTTGGGCTGGCTATATTTATTACGCTAGGCATATCAATTTGGGTTACATTTAAGTAATGGTCACTAAAAATGAAAAGATCGCACTTAGCAAGATTGCCGGACTCGGATGTATTCTCTGTTCCGAAGTCCTTGGGATTGCAGGCTCTCCGGCAGAACTCCATCATGTGCGCCGTTACGGAGCTAAACGGTCTACATCCCCTGTCCTGCCACTATGCCCAGAACACCATAGGGGAAATACCGGTGTTCACGGATTGGGTGCAAAAGGTTTTGAATCTAAATGGGGCGTTACCTTTACGCAGCTCTTGGAGTCGGTCAGCAAAAGACTGGGAGAGCAGACTTAGAGTTCCAAGGGATCTAGACCGAGTTCTGTAGCTACTAGCTTACAGCGATCTCTAAATGCTTTGCCGTGATGTAGCCATCTATCGCCTTTCTGCCGATGAAAGCTCATATGAATCATTTCATGGCATAGGGTAGTCAATACGGTGTAATAGTGGCCGCACCGAGCAGACGATACCGTAACGGTATGCTCAAAGTCCTCGCCTGTATCGTATAGGTATGTACCCATAATCTCAGGATCAGCAGTAACTATGAAATCAATTTCCTCTGGAAGCGGCATCTTCCAACGGCTGTACGGATAGCAACACGCTAAAGAAGCGTATAAATTGCTAAGTACGGCTGGAGTAAGTTTCATGCCATCATGCCATCATGCGTTAGACACGATTGATGCAACCACGAAACTCAAACTCGCCATTAGCCTCGTTAGACACCATAATTAGTTCTGGCATTAGCATACGGCCTTGGTCAAACGACAGCATTACAAAGCCTGACCGCCAGTCTTTAGGAGAGTCCTCGCAATACTCAAAAGTAGAACTCATTGGATCGGCTAGGCATCCTGTTTGCACTCCCCAGTAAGTTCCTTGGTAATTTGTAATGGGCGAGGCACAAAGAACATGAGTATGGCCCGTAATAATATTGGTATTGCCTGCTGCCGTTAAATTGCTGTAGCCAGCCGTTCTGCCGCCTTTGTATCGGTGCTTAACTACTGTATCCTCGCCAATCCAATACGACCAACAAGTTTTCCACTCAGGAAAATGGTATTTAAGGCTAAAGCCATCTACACCAGAATACTCAGGAACTTTATTGACCAGCCAGGACTCATAACGCATATCGTGATTACCTAAAGTCCAAATAAGCTCACAGCCAGCAGGCTTGTGTTTCGCAATCTCGTCTAAATGCCAACGGCAAGCGTTTAGCTCCTCTAAAACGGTAGGCTTTTGGTCATAGTTGATTGATGGGAAACGGCTCAAAACTTGACCGTCAAACGCATCGCCATTGCAGATAATAACTTCTGGCTTAAATGTATCAATCATTAAAAGCAGAGCTTTAAATGCAGTAGTCGTGGTATCAGTAAAGTGAGCATCAGAAAATACAATAACTCGCTTTACTTTATCTACATCTATGCCTCTGCGTACATTATGTGGGGCTTGGTTTACTTTCTTTACATATGCTGGGTTACGGCTTTGGAATGTTTCTAGGTTCAATCCGTATCGTTGCTGTAAAGCATTGCGCCTAGCGTACACATTGCGTATGTTAATTCCAGTAACCTTGCAAAAATCCTCTGGGCTTCCAATTTCCTGCCAAAGTTTGATCCATTCGTCATCAGACAAGCGATTGCTAGGCATAAACATCCTTTGCTTTAAGATATTGAATATAATACAATAAATCTAGTTGTATAATATTCTACATTTAGGAATTTTACTAGCGCAATATGGAATCTAGATTACAGAACTGGGCGTGGTATGTTACTTATGGGGTTATTGGCCCACAGGTAGAAACAACCTGTCGCTCGTTTGAGAAAAACTATATTCCAGAACTAGGCAATCTTTACGCAGAAGCAGAGCCACACTACGAACCTGACCATGTAGACGGTGATCTAATAGAGCAGGCTATTAAGGGTTTACCATTAAACCTGCGGCAAGCACTTAAACTGAGATATGTAAGCCATCCTTACGCATCTATTAACCAACTGGCTCACGCTGCAAGAACGACAGTACACCGCTTAGAACAAGACTTAGAAAATGCAAAAAAAAGACTTCAGCACGAGCTGGATAAAAAAGCAAGGTCAAATCACTATAAGAGCTTGCTCAAGGTGCAAGATCAGCAAATCGACTGAAAACGGAGTAATGGAGATATATGGCAACGGCATATACCAACGATTCGTCTGTAACGCCTGCCATAGTAATAGCAACAAAGACGGCTAAATGCCTTCCTGTGCTGTTTGCGTCTATTGACCAGTATGTGCCACTAGATGTTACCGTTATCATCTCTGGGAGCGATCTAGAGCTTCCTAGACACCAAACCATTAACCTGCCAAACAACGGCACTAATTATGGCGATTCATACAATGATGCGGTGCGGTATGCGTTTGATATGTTCCCTGAGATTATTGTTGCAAACGATGACATAGTATTAACCCCTAGTAGCTACTCTAAGCTAATGGAAGATGTACTGTTGTTAAAAAACAACAAACTAGGCTGGGTATGCAGTAGGGCTGATTATGTTCGTGGGCTACAAAACATCCGAGAGGGCAAGCAACGCAATGGAGTTCGCTACGCAGAGGAAGATACAGTTATTAAATATGATGTACTTTCTCCGTTGTTTGGTTGGGTTAGTCGAGAGGCTTGGGTAGATTACAAGCCGATTAACTGGTACTCAGACGATATACAATGTCTAGAGATGAGGGCAAATGGATTTGTAAACTACATTAGTCGCTCGTATGTTCACCATGTAGGCAGCCAAACTATCGGCATGGATCACAATAAAAATGATCTAGAGGCGCAGGCATGGATCAAAGTGTTTATGCCAGAGCTATATGAAATATGGTTTAAATAATTTACTTGACAAGAAAAAATAGGGTAAAATTGTGCTAGGAAACCTTTGCCCAAAATTTGTGAGATAGCCAATGAAGCCAGAAAAAACTACGATTATGATCGGTCTGCTAGGCGATAAGCCTAAGATGGGTATGAAAGAAGAAGGCGGTTTGCTGGCTGAGGACAAAAGCTCCTGCCCATTATCTACAATAGATGCCGATATTAACAAAGGCAACATGAAAAAGGCCGTATTAACGGCTGATTATGGATCTAAAAAAGATGGTGAAGGCAAGTGCAAGGCTTGTGAGTACTTTAATACTGATATGGCTGATTGTGGCGTACCTAAAGGCAAAGGCCATTGCGACATCTTTGACTTTGTATGCGACCAAAACAACGGTTGCATGGCATGGGAAGCCATAGGCGAAGATGAGATGGAAATGGAGATGGAAGATGAAGAATAGTCTTTACGGAAACATTGCAGCCAAAAGAAAACGCATTACCGAAGGATCAGGCGAGAAGATGCGTAAGCCAGGCGCAAAAGGCGCACCAACCGCAGCCGCATTTAAGGCAGCCGCCAAGACAGCCAAGCCAATGAAAGCCAAAAAATGAAGATGACTGCTAAACAAAAGAAGATTGGCAAGGTAATGGGCGAGTACAAAGAAGGCACTCTACATTCCGGTAAGGGCGGCAAAGTCGTAAAGAATCCTAAGCAGGCGATGGCCATTGCTATTAGCGAAGCCGCTAAGTCTGCACGATACAAAAAATAAGTGCCAAACCAAAGAAAAAATGGCTATTTAGGTAGCCCAGATTTTGTAGAGCCACATATTTATGCTTTGTCTTTTAGGGGCAAAATAGCCTATATAGGCAAAAGCACAGGCGGTAAAAGAGGTTACTTTACAGGCGGCGTGATACCAAACAAGATTGGTAAAGAGAAATTTATTAAAGGTGTTATTGAGTATTGTGATGTAGATCAACTTAATGACAGAGAAATACATTGGATTAAGAAATTTGAGCCTAGATTTAATTTGGCTACAGGCGGTCAAGGCGGTTTAGTTGGGGATGCAAATCCAGCCAAAAGATTAGAAGTAAGGCAAAAAATATCAAAAGCAATGAAAAATAGGGTTTTTTCAGAAGAACACAAGCAAAAACTTAGAGAAGCAAAATTAAAAAATCCTATGCGATATTGGCAGGGCAAAGTTAGACCAGAAGAAACCAAAAGCAAAGTATCAGAAGGTTTAAAAAAATACTATGAAGATAAGAGAAGCTGCCAAGTTGCTTGAAAGAATTGGGGTTGAAGGATTCAATCGCCCAAAACGCACACCTAACCATCCTACTAAAAGCCATGTAGTAGTAGCTAAAGAGGGTGATAAAGTAAAAACGATCCGATTCGGCCAGCAAGGCGTAAGCGGTAGCCCAGCCAAAGAAGGCGAATCAATGGCAGACAAGGCCCGTAGAAAGTCGTTTAAAGCCCGTCACGCTAAGAATATAGCGAAGGGAAAGCTAAGTGCGGCCTTTTGGGCCAACAAGGTTAAGTGGTGAGTAACTGAGATATACATACGGGCTAGAGAATCTAGTCATTCGTAGCTGGGGAGAAGGAGCGCAAGTAACTATAGGCTCATTCTGTAGCATTGCCGATAATGTGCAATTGTTCTTAGGTGGCAACCATAGGACAGACTGGGTAACAACATACCCATTTGGGCATATACATAAAGATGCGTTTAAATGGCATGGTGAAGGCCATCCAGCCACTAAGGGCGATATAACCATCGGCAACGATGTATGGCTAGGATCAGGCTGCACGATTATGTCTGGCATCACAATAGGCGATGGCGCAGTAGTCAGCGCTAACGCTACAGTAGTAAAGGATGTTCCGGCTTACGCAATAGTAGGCGGCAACCCTGCAAAAGTATTGAAATACAGATTTACAGAGAAACAAATAGAAGCTCTAAGGGTAAACCCTTGGTGGAGAAGATCAGACCAAGAGATCCAAGAGTTAATCCCATTACTTTGTAGCTCAAACATAGATGACCTCATTGCCAAACTGTCTTAACCTGGGAAGCGGTAAAGACTTCCTAGAGGACTGCTTAAACGCAGATATACAGGCCATTAAAAACCCTGATTGGGTGCTAGATATTACCAATGTGCCATGGGGAGAAACAATCTCTACACGGTTTGGCGATATAGAGATAAAGAAGGGGATGTTCGATAAGATCATCGCCAACGATGTCTTGGAGCATATACCTGATTTGGTGGCGGCAATGACCAATTGCAAGGACTTGCTATCAAATAAGGGCGAGTTCCATATCCATGTGCCGTATGACTTAAGTCTAGGAGCTTGGCAAGACCCAACCCATGTTAGAGCGTTCAATGAGAATAGCTGGCTGTACTACACGGATTGGCATTGGTATCTAGGCTGGAAAGACAGGTTCTACATAAAAGAGTGCCTGTTAGAAAAAAGCTCATTGGCAGATGAAATGGAAATAAGTGAACAAATGCTAACCATCCTGCCTAGAATGATAGATGGGATGAAGGTTGTATTAACCAAACAAAAAATAGGGTAATTTATGGCAAGCCTACTAGATATGGCGCAAGCCAGACTGCAAGGTTTGTTAGATTTACCAGCAAGAGCAGGTCGAGCGCTGGTTGATCCAACAGTATTTAGCGGTCTGTTAGGCGCACCAACACTACCAAAAGAGCGTGGCATTGCTCAGGCCGCTTATGGTCTGCCGCCAGAGCCAAATATGTCTGTGCTAAACCCAGAGCAGGCAGCTTATATGCAAGGCTATGCACAAGGTGAGCCATTATCGTATTTAGGCTTATTAGCCCCATTTACAGCCCCAGCAGCAGTCGCAGGCGCAAAAGCAGTAGCGCCACAAGCAGGCATGGCATTAGAGAACTATATGGCTAGGCAAGGACTTGTGCAAAATATAGTGCCTGTAGATGTAGCAAAAAGCATAAAAATGCCAACTACATTGCCAACAGACGATGTATTTAGAAAGGCTGTAGAAAATACGCCTGGAGCAACAGTTACAGACGAAGGTCTAGTAATGAGCTTAATGCGTAAGCAAAAGCCACAACAGGCAGAAACAGAATCAGTTAGGGGTGGAGTATTTTACTTGCCAGAGGGTTCTGCAAGCATGAAGCACTATGGTGGCACTAATTATTATGGTGGCACAGAAAAAATTAGCGGAGAAACCCTTTATAAAAATCCATTAGTTGTTAAGGGGGCTACTGGCGGCAAAGCGCCAGAAATGGCTTATGAGCAATTAGCTGGCAAAGACGGCTATAAGGCTATGCAGGAAGATGTACAAAAAGCTGCGTTTAGCGGCTCACAAAACATGAGAAAAGATTTGGTTGAGCAGTTTTTAGGCAACTATGCTCCAGACTTATCTGGTTATGGAAGTTACATAATTAGCAACAGCAAACAAGGCAATCAACTTAGATATGCTTTACAAGAGGCTGCTGTGGCTCAAAAAGCTAGAGATTCTGGTTATGATGCAGTTATTGGATATAGCAAGAAAAAGTCTGGCGATCCATTTTTGTCAGAAGTATTTGATGTAAGAGAGGCAATTTACCCATCCACTCAAGGCGATTACAGACTGATGGATAAGTTTGAGGGACTATTAGACTAAACTGTTGTAGAATAGCAACATCATCAACCATCAACCCAAAGGGAATGGCATGGAAAACGCTAAAGAAAACAATAATGTAGAAGTTGCTCCAACTAATAAGGGTGGAGCGCCTATAGGCAATCAGAACGGCAAGAAGGGCAAGCTGTTCTATAACCAGCTACGAGTAGCATTGGTTCAAGAGGATAGCCGTAAATTACGCACCATTGCACAAAAGCTAGTATATGCTGCCGAGCAGGGTGAGCCATGGGCTATCAAGGAAGTGATTGACAGGGTAGACGGCAAGGCCGTACAGGCTACAGAGATTAGCGGTGTAGATGGCGAAGCTATCGAACTAAAGCAGATTGAGTTTATTATCAAGCGCCCAGAGTGATCGAAGCAGAAGAAAAACTAAGTTTAGAGATACCAGAAAAGCTAGAGTGCTTGCTGGAGGACTACCGTTTTAAAGTCGT